CTGCATAGAACTCAAACGTCCTTGAGGAAACTGCCAACATTGAACTCATCAAGTGCGGTGGCCCCGGAACTCGCCGATGGATGGTGGGAACCGAATGGGGCTGCTATAACCATGTGATCAATGCTGGTTCGGATCTTCCGGAGGGCATGTCAGTAGAAATCGGAAGAGATGTGGCTGCGTTCCTGTATGCAGGAATGAAAGTCAACACCATGGAGCTGAATGCAACCCCCGGAGAGTTCTTCCTGGGAACGTTTGGCATGATGGGAAAAGGTGGCACGACAGCCGATACTCCGGCAGCGGCTACCGCAAACACCAATCACCCGAAAAACGCTTTCAAGATCAGGTATACTGGCACGAGCGCGACGGCAACTCTTGTTATCGACTCTACCAATTACACCTGTACCCTGGAGCTGGACGGAACTACAGAGGATATCGTTTTCAACACCAATATGCCTCTGGTGGATCCGACGACCGGGACCGTCTACAATGTAGACAAGATCGGTGGACTGCAAGACTATCTCAACGACCTGTCTTACGTTGATTGCTATCTGGCAGACTACACCGACCCGACCCTGGCCTCAACCAGCTTGAACCACTATCCTGCGACATCGATCACATCCACGGACTACACTTGGTTCAACTTCAACATGGGTAACATTGTTTCGCTGCCTGTGCTCTGGGGCGACTACATCGGGACTGATTCAGGAGACTCGAAAAAGTTCTATGTGCAAGTCGTAACGGGAGGGGTGCCCGGAACTGCCACGATCAACTTCAAGATCGCTGGTGGAGCCTACGGTAACACGGCTACGACTTCGGCCACGGTTCCCACAGAGATCAGGTACAACAGCAATGTGGACTCCGGTTACACGGTCTTCTTCCCGGACAACACGACCCTCATTGCGGGGGACATCTGGGAGTTTGAGACCATCCGGCCTGCCAGTACCGCTTCCTATTCGACGGTCGATCCGTTCTCAGGTTACGAGGGCGCACTAACCTTCGACGGGGCAGCGGAAGATATCATGGGCTGGTCGTGTACCCTCAACAACAACCTCTACGGGGACAAGTACCATCTCGGCGAAAGGACCCGAGCCAAACTCCCCGAACAGCGACGAAATGTCGAGGGTGTTGTCAATCTGGAGTTTGACGACCTTGACATGTACCGTAGGTTCATCAACGGTACGAATGGAAACTTGGTGATGACGTTCACCTCGGCGACCTACATCAACACGACCGCCTTGGGGAATAGCGCGACTCAGTATCAGCTGATCGTGAGACAGCCGAATATTGAGTTCAACGGGACCACTCCCACGATTGCGGACGAAGGCATTATCCTGACGGACTTCCCGTATGTGTCTCTGTACGACGATACAAACGATGTTCCGGATCTCCGTCTCACGCTGGTGTCGGATACTCCGTATATTTAAGGGCTTGCCTACATGGTCTGCCTTGGACCATGCCTGCTAAATAGGGAGGGGGAATTTTAAAACCCCCTCCCTCCCCCTTTACCAAGAGACACGAGAGAGGAAACTCAGTGCATGGCATCTTTTGGTTCCCAACGATTACCCTTGCAAGGATCTTCCTTGGAATATCTAAGGCGATATCTCTTTTGTTCGCCAGAGGCTATATGCTGCCTGAGCTGTGGCATATCGCTTGGAAGTCAATAGCTGGAGCTCGGTCTCTATTAATTGGGATCATTGTTTTTCACACAGGATTAGAGGAGGACGATATCATGGCGAAGATGTTCGGCATTAAGCCAAATCAGGTCCACAAATTTGAGCCGAAGGGACAGGAAGACACAGCGGAAGACAAGCGCACCAAGTTTCTGGTGGAGTTCCTGGACGTAGCATTGTCGGCGAACATCAGCGATCAGGTCTACACCGCAAAGGGATTCGGCGCCAAGAGGGAGGAGCTGCTCCGGGCAGGAACACAGGAGCTGCATATTCTGAGACGCTCCCTTAAGGGGTGGGAGAACTTCGTCTATGAGGACGAAACCGAGGTGGAATGGGATGACCCCGGCAAGGGATCCAAGGACAAGGTCAATGCGGTGATGGATCGGAACTTGAACAAGATTCCTCCGGAGTGGCGAGGAGAGATTGCTGACTTCGTCAGGGGCCAGAGTTCGCCAGACTTGGACTGATTAAAGAGCTACGTCTCGCAGTACGATGGGGCGTAGCTCGGCAACACTTAAAGACACCTAAGATTTGGAATTGTGATTACTGCGTGACCGATGATCGTGACCTTCGCTTTAAGAGAAATTGTAATTGGGAAAATCCGGCGGTATGTCAAGCGTGTGGCGATATCAATTATGAAGATATTTACACAGACGAGAAAACTGGCAAGTTTTACTGCCCCCAATGTGGGCAAAGAGTGCGCTTCGGAGGCTCTGAGTTTCCGATGGGTAGGTCGTACCAGACGCCAGGATGCCCCATTAACCTTATTACTGCGCGAGCCAGCTTTCTGATCAGTCTGGTTAGCTGGTCAGATACGGTAGGAGTATTGCCGACAGCTCAATGCCTGCTTGACGAGAGCATGTTTTATTTCGAAGTAAGGCAATTTATTCTATCCGAGCGAGCTGAAGCGGAAGATGAAATGTCTCCTAAGGAGTAAGAGATGGCTGCTAGTAGAGAACTACTGTTCCTCCTGAAACTTCGTAACGATATGAAGAACAAGGAAGAGATTACTCGTCTTCGTAAAGAAGTTGGAAACTTGCAGAAGGCCATGAGTCAGATGCAGGGCTTTAGCGATAAGGCCGTGAAGAATACGAAGGCGACTGGTCGAGAGATTAAGAATCTAAGGGTAGACGCTGACAAAGCGGCAGCCAGTATGAGGGGAATTTCTGAGGCAACGGCAAAGACTAATTCAGGGAAGCTGAAGGAGGTTTCAGAGGTTGTTGAGAAGGTCTCCGAATCAGCTCGTAGGGCGAAAAAAGAATTTGGCTCTTTCGCACGGGAGGGGATCCCCTCAGTCAAAGGATTATACGGTGCAGTTGTTCCCCTGAACAACGCAATGCACGACCACGCTCGGATGATGGACTCCATTGCGAGACATCATACCTCCCTCTCAGGCGCAGTAGCAAACTCCCACGCAGAATTTAGGAATCTCCACCGCACGATGGGCCAAACAGCAGGTCTGTTTGGAGCAATGAACAATGCGATAAAGAGAACTACTACGGGTACGATAGAATTCACTCGTGAGCTTAGTGTTCTAGAAACGCGCATTCGCGACCTACAGGCTGTTAGCCAGCTTCGCGGCCTCCTTAATGTCCGGCAAGATATCAAGTCCCTCCGCATTTTTCAAGAACAGATAGAAGTCCTTCGAAAATCACTTGCTGATGTTGCGAATGAAGGTACGAGACAGGGGGCTGGCCTTGGTGTGACCAAGGAAATGATTGCCACCTATCGTAAACTCAATGCCGAGATTCACAAGTACCAGCAAAGACTTTATAAAGTTCCAGAGGCTGTTGAGGCTCTTAGAAAATCAGAAGAAAATCTCATCCTTGAGGAACTTAAGGGTGGGCAGATTAGAAAACTAACTATTAAACAGGCTATTCAGGAATATAAGCAACTAGGGGAAGTAATAGACAAAGAAACAACCGAGCAAATAGAAGATCACATCAGGCTGAGAGATGCAGCAATAAAAGCCTTCAAAGAGATTGGAGTTGCCAAAGCTGCTTACGCATATAAATCAGAAACTTTTGCAAGACTTGAAGAAGAAAACGCGCACAAGATAATGGTTAGCCAATCAGAACTAGCGGCTACTGTTAGAAAGCTGACTGTAGAGTATAACAGGGCTTCCCGAAAGATCATTCAAAATGTAAAAGAGATCGGAGTTGAAACTAAGCAAATCTTCCAAGGACAGAAGCCTGACATTGAGGCTGCTGTAACTGTTTATGAAAAACTTGAAAGAGAAATTCTTCAGGTTACTAATATATATCGTGAACTAAGAGTCAAAACTATAGCATTTGGAAAATCATGGACTACATCTTCACAAGGAATGAAAGAGGCTGCTGCTGCTCTTAAAGAGCTTGAATCTCTTCTTGCAATCCTACCTCCTGAACTCGCTAAGTCTGTCGCGTGGCTGAAGCAATGGCATTCTGCGACCTTTATTGCAGCAGAGGCGACATTTAGTCTTAGCAAGTTCATGGTCCAGCTTTATGCTGATGTCGATAAGCTTGCCGTAAAGGAAAAGGTTCTTGCCGAAGCAACACAATATCTAGGTAAGACGGAACAGATTCTTGGTCAACAGGTAGACTTAGCTCGCCGAAGGTTAGAGCATCAAACGAATGCGGTAGTTTTTCTCACAGAGCACCTTCAGAAGCTGAGAGCAAGTGGCAAGGGAACTTCTGCTGCGATACGTCTGATCACGGACAGACTGATGAGGCTCGGCCAAGACGCAAAGCTTTCTCAACAGCAGCTTGAACAACTCATAGTATCCCTTGAACAGCTAAGGAGACGTGGCGGGGACTCTGCTCGGTCTATGAGTCGTATTACATCGCGTGGTTTTGCAGACATGATTGTCAGCCAAGCTGCGTGGATGGCTGGCTTCCAGGTTATATTCGGCACACTTGATAGATTTAAGCAGGCCCTTGCTTCTGTAGCTGACTTGCAGCAAGCTCTAGTACGAGCAATGAGAACTGCTCGCAGTGAGACTATGAGCCAGAAGGAGATCTTTGAAGCTTACTCTAAGGCGATTACAGAAGCCAGGAGAACCACCGGAACTTCAATTGAAGAGCTTGGCGAAATTATGTACCAGTTGGGTTCTGCTGGTCTTTCAGCAGAAGAGTCAGTTGCGGCCCTTAATTCTACGCTCGCGAACATTATAGGTACAGAAGCCGAAGTACGAGACATCACCAAGCTTGTTGCTGGTCTCTACAATAACTTCTCTGAACAGATTGTTAGAGTAAACGGACAAATAGTCTCTATCTCTAATACCTTCGATGGCTACAATGATACGCTTGTTGAGACAGCCACTCTCCAAGAAAAATTCGCATACATCAATAATCTTCTGGTAAAGGGTTTCAAAGACAATCAAGTAGAAATGAACGAGTTGCGGGATGGTTTGAAGTTTATGGCTCAGTCGGCCAAGGTAGCCA